CATTCTACATCTTTTATATTAGCTATTGGGTAATCATTCCAAAAAGTTTCTAATGAATAATTTATAGAAGGAGTATTTAATTCAGCATCTTCAGCTTCTTGCCATTTTAATAAACATGCAGTAGCCCATGCAGGAAGCTCTGTAATATTATCATTTTGAACTAATGCACTATTGTATTCTATATGACCAGAAGTATCTTCCCACTGCAATGCCCAAACATTTTCTGGTATATTACACGCAGAAAGATCTAGATCTCCATGTCCCTTTCCGTCTTTAGTAACTGCATTGTCAGCTACTACAATAGATAATTTCATTTTATATCTCCTAATAAGTTTTGTTTTGCAGTTTCTGCTAATAATTTTATGCTGTTCTCATTAGCTTTTACCATTTCGTTTCTAAATGACTCAACAGCTGCTCCAGTTTCTCTTTGTGTTCCTGAGTTTTCTACTAATAACATGGGCATCCAAGCTATAGCACATTGATACTCATCCACTTCTTTACCTGTATTTTTATCAACTCCTTGCACCCGAGTGAACCAAGCACATTTTAAACCTATACAGTCTTTTTTAATTAGAGGACAATATGTCCCTTGTTCTAATCTCATCTATACCTTTCTATTAATCTTTAGATGCAATAATTAAGTCTACATATTGTACAGCAAGATTAATTGCGTTACCACTAAATGTACCAGATCCACTAGAGAAGCTGAATGGGTGAGTGTGTGATCCACCTCCTCCTGTTGAACTTGTTGCTGGTGCGCTTGTATTTATATTTCGTACTTGAGCTCCTGTGCCTGGTTTTGCAGTCGCTACGTTAGCTGCATTACCTGCGTTATGAGAGTGGCTCGGTATTTGTGGTGTGGTCAATGTGGTTGCTCCAGCAGAACCAGTAACACTTGTAATAGATACAGAACCTGTTGGAGTTTGAGAGGCAAACGCTGTTGTAAACGCTACGCTACCGCCTGAGCTTGCTGTTCCTGTAACCACTCTTAATGCTTTGTTATTATGTGTTGTATCTTTAGTCCAACCTGTTGGTGCTGCTGTTTGTTGGAATAACATTAATGTACCAGATGCAAATCCCCCTCCTACAGGAGTAGATGCCCATGTTGTACCATTAGATGTTAGTACATTACCTGATGTACCTGGAGCAACTGTTTGAAATGCTGAAGTACCATTTCCTAGTAAAACATTATTTGCTGTAAAACTTGAAGCCCCTGTACCGCCATCAGCAACTGCTAAATCGGTAATACCTGTAATAGATCCACCTGTAATAGAAACGTTGTTAGCTGCTTGAGTTGCAATAGTTCCTAAGCCTAAATTAGTTCTAGCTCCAGAATCTGTTGTAGCGCCTGTACCACCTTGTGCTATTGCTAATGCTGTAGCTAATGTCAATGAAGATAGATGAGTTATTGCATCAACTACGTTTGTACCGTTATTAAACACTAACATCGCTTTACTAGCTGGAACTGCAATACCTGTACCAGTTGAGTTCTTAACTGTAATTGCATCAGCACAGCCGTTATTAACTAAATAAAATTTTTCGATTGATGGAACAATTAAATCACGAGCTCCGCCTGTCGTGCCTGTACAGTTAAGTCTTAAGTTACGTGCGGTTTGAGTTGCATTTGTGTTTGTTAATGTTAGAGTTACGTTACCACTAGCGAATGTAACATCAGCTGAACCTGTAATAGCTTCTTGAATGGCTGTACCTATGTTTGTATTTGTAGTTACACCCCAAGTTCCTGATTGCTCGCCAGTACCAATTAACTCAAATTTTAAATCTGAATATGTACTTGCCATTTTATATACCTCGTATTATTGTGATTGTCCTGTCGCTGGCACGCTTGTTACGTGAACGGTCATATGCTTTTTACCATCCCACGCGGCACCACAATCAGAGCAGGTTCCTGAATTATATTCTTCGGCATCAACTTCCATGCCACAGTTTGAGCACTCTAAGTGAGTCTCATATCTATTGGTAATTATACCATTAATTTCTTTTGCATCGACTAACATCTTCTATCCTTATATTTATGCAGCTATTTGTACCCAGTTCGCATTTTGCGAAGTATCTATTAAACTCCACACTAAAGTAAACCGACCATTACCCACAGCTCCTGCAGCACTTACACCTGTGACAGGAACATCAGAATCGGCAATTACAGTTTCTTCACCAAGCTGCATTGTTCCTACAACACCTGTAGGTAATACAACTGCTTTAGATATGACTATAACATTGCCTGTTTGTCCAGTAGCGTCAACTCCTGTCGGCTCTACTACGGCTTTAGCTATTACAGTTTCTTCGCCTAGTTGAGTTGTACCGGAAACACCAAGAGGCAATACAACAGCTTTTGCTTCTACAACTGCATTACCAATATTTCCTGTGCCTTCAACTCCTGTTGGCTCTACTATTGCTTTTGCAATAACTATTTCTTCGCCTAGCTGGGTTGTGCCAGAAACACCTAATGGCAATACAACTGCTTTCGCATCAACAACGGCCGTTCCTGTTTCGCCTGTTCCTTCAACTCCTGTCGGCTCTATTACTGCTTTCGCAATAACTGTTTCTTCACCTAACTGAGTAGTTCCTTCAAGTCCAGTAACGTCTAATATTTGTTGAGTACTTAAAGCTACATCACCTACATTACCTGTTGCTTCAAGTCCAGTAACATCTAATATTTGTTGAGTACTTAAAGCTACATCACCTACATTACCTGTTGCTTCAAGTCCAGTTACAGGAACAAGAGTAGGCAGTTCAACAACTACATCACCCTCTTCTACTGTTGCTTCTACTCCAGTAACACTAACATTAGCGATACCTTCTATAGTTACATCGTCTACATTACCTGTAGCACTAACTCCTGTAACTAAAAGAATTTGCTCTGTTGTTACAGTTTCTTCGCCAAGTGCAGTAGTTCCTACATTTCCAGTGACACTTATCGTAGCTTTTGCAACTACAGTTTCATTACCTAGTGTCGCTGTTGCTATAACACCATCTACACTTATTTCTATATATGGAGAACCCCAAGTCCCTGAACCCCAGGTACCTCTACCCCATCCTTCATAAGTGATAGACGATGCCATTGATCGTTCCTATTAAGCTATACGAATAATAGCGTTAGAAGCATCAAATGCAGGAAACTGAATTGTAAAGTCACCATTGGTTGAAGTTTTATCTCCACCGAATGCTAATACAGCAACAGCAGTATCACTATTAGTACTGTTATAAATCAAAGCGCCGTTAGCAGTAATCGTTGCAGCTGACCATGTAGTATTATCAAAGTCTAAAATTGCTGTAGTACCTGATGCTTGAGGAACAGCTGATACAGTTAGTGTATTACCACCAGCTGAATAGTTACCTGTGCTTGGTACTTCGTTTGATGTTGAGTATGCTGTTGTTGATGCACCTAATGTTGCTGATGATGTAAACAACGCGATCTTAAACACGTCTTGTGTATTTGAGCTTCGAGCTACGTTAGTTGTATTAAAGTTGTGACCGCCGCTTAGCAATTCAACTTTAAATGACGTACACATTGCTTGAGAAATTGCCATTTTAAATCTCCAAAATTTTAATTAAATCTGAATGCCCTGCTTGACGCAGTTTATTCGCTAAAGTTGTGCGGTCAGATGTTACCGCTTGTTTTAAGTATTTCACTAGCACTTGTCTAATGTAGCCCTTAAAAGCTTCTGCTTGATCCCTAATTAAAGGGTTTGCATCTTTACTGACGTACATAATTTTATCTAACGCTAGGTCAGCTAGTTCTTCAGGAGTATGTCCACGTCCTTCAGTTGTATGTACTTCAAAATTAATATTACCTAAATTTAATTCTTCTACGTTCATCGGTTAATCACCGGTATCCTTTCTTGTCCACTTCGGTAAGCATCGCGTCTGTTTTTGCCTTCACCTAAGTTTTGTAATAATTGCATTGCTTCGTTATATCGAGCTGTATACATTGCTACCGTATCAGGTTCTTCTTTAAGGAACGCAGCTGCTTCCAACAAACTTCCATACAGTAAAGCAGAATCAAAATTGTTACCAAGCCAACTGCTACCAGCGGTAGTAATAGAAGTCGGATAATAATAGTAATGAAGCTCAGTATTATAGTCTGCATTGGGTGTTGGTCCTAATATCATTGTTGTATCATCAAATATAGCATAGTACTCTGGCTTTCCGTAAAACGGTGAATCAGTATCTGGAAAAGCTTCTCTAATAAAGTTTACATCTTTGTTTAAAAGATATGTATATTCGTTATTAGCATTAATCACAGCAATACTAAATGTAGCTAGCCAATCACTAGGTAATGACATATATTTATTACCGCTTGTCATATTAGCCGTTACGTTTTTACGTAAGTCAGGCAACTGAACTGTATTGTATATGCGTTGTTCTGCATTCTGTATAAACGTATTTATATCAGTAGTTGTATACTGGTTTTCAGTGTATGACTGTATTGCCGCTACTAATTGTGCGTAATTCATTAGTTATCCTTAAGCCATCGGGCCACGAGCTTTAGTACCTTTTGTTGCGGCACCATTACCACGTGTTACTACGCCTTCTGTTTTCACATCTTTTTCTGGGTAACCACAGCAAGATAAATCTTGAGTGTAGTTTTCTGGTTGCTTATATGTTACCTTAGCACCTTTTCTATCTTTGTTCATATTATACTCCTAAGTTGTTGTTACTGTAACCGTGCCTACTCCGCCGTTTGCTTGTAAATCATCTTCTAATCCCTCTAACTTCAAAGGATTATTTAATCCTACAGGGTCCCAACCCCATTGAATTTGTCTACTACTATACTCCCCTGCAGGAATAAAGCTTAAATCAGGTCTTGGATCACGCACTGCTTGTGGATCTTCTACAGGGTACATACCTTGTAAATTTTGTGGGTGATCGGGTTCCCAACATTCTTTGCAAACTTTGATTTCAGTATTGTTTGTTCTTATCGTTAACGTTCTTAACTGTGATAACTTAAACTGAAACCCACATCTGTCACAATCGGCTATTGCATTTTTGCCTGAGGTAAACTTATTAGCCATGTTAAACCTTTACAAATATTGAGGACGGGGTACTAATCTATAGTCTGCTTTTTCTCTGTCCTCTGTTGAAGCCAACATCCATTGTTCTTCATATTCTTGTTTTAAAAACTGGGTTCTATCTCCAGCATTAGGTAGCTTCATACTTAAATAAAATGCTAATCCTGCAACTAAACAAGGCAAGAATCTAAACGGTATATCTTGAGTATTAACTCCAGTACCTGCATCTTGTATTCTTCTTAATCTCCAATACTTAAATGTATAAGTATTATCTTGGTTTGGAGTAGGCCATACATTAATTGATGGCTGTGTTGCTTGTCTATTTATCCAAACTTGGATCGGTCTACCTGTTGCGTTCTTAGCAGGAATAGCGATGTATGTATCTGCCGATATTCTTGATATTGTTATATCTTGTTG